TATCAAAAATAGCTTTGGCCGTGCCGGCGCTATTCTGCGTCAAACAATTACATTGGTGGGCAATATATTTCTCTTTAGATTCTAAAAGATCGCCTGTTACAATCTCAATCATACTGACAACTCCAACATCTGGTCCCACTTGACATTATCCAAACCAAACTCTTTAGCAAGTTCCTCCATCCGAAGATGAAGCATGTCGCCACAATGAAACTGACGAACTTTTTTGTTATAAACATCGCTAAGATAATATTTGAGCTGAACTGCTACTAACATTCTCTTATGCCACTCAGCAAAAGGTCCGGTAGTAAATACTGGAGTTTTTGAATCGAAACGATCAAAATCCTTAGTAGTTACACGAGTTTTATAACTTTCCCACAATTTCGTACCGGGAAATGGCATGAGAAAGTTAGCACACACTTGTAGTGGGCGCAAGTCCTCAAACGCATCATACAAAGCTTTATAATTTGCGCGGGCTTCTAATTCTGTTTTGCCATCATCATTAACAATGAAAGACATGACATGCTGCAAGCCATTCTTGAAAATATTCTCAACACCTACTTTGAGATTAAGATTCTTCTTATACTTAACGCCAACATCTTCCAAGCCCAAATTAACCGAATGCCAACCGCCATTTTTCAAAAATTTAAGTAGTTCCGGACGTTTAGCAAAGACCCCGCTGGTTCCAAATGAATATAGAACCTTGAACTTATCTTTGAAAAGCGGGGCAACTTGTGCCATCATAGGATGAGTAGCAAAGCTTTCATCACGAATAAAAACTGTTGTTACTTCACGACTAACAAGATCATCAATCTCTTGAGAGACATAATCTAAAGTAGCTACACGCATCTTTTTACCAGACATAGATGGTGTAGAGCAGAAATCACAATCATAGGGGCAGCCAACTGACGAAACCATGGAGCCAGAGATATCATTAGGATAGATATCTGGATAGACTTGCTTCATTGTCTTCATATCTAACAAGTCTCTACGCATATTGGTAAAACCAAAAGACCCTTTACTAATTCCGGGAGGACCTGCTAAAATCTCATCTATATTGTCACAGTATCCTGTAACAACCTTATGAGCATATGGAAGAGTCTCTTCTGGCATAGCGGTTGGATGATAGCCACCAGCCACTATTTTATCTCTTCCAACCTCCTGGGAGAATTTAGTAAATTCGTTGAAGCCTCGGGTATAGACGGAGCACAAGTACAGGTCAACGTCGTTCCTAGGGCGATTGTCTTCCAAGAAAATTAACTCTCCCTCGGAAGGGGACAGGTACAACACAGACGGCTCAAGTTTTTGAGCCAAAAGTGTGGGCCTACCACCTAAAAAGGTATTGGTAAGCCTCGGAAAAGTAAGAAGTCCTATTTTCATTGCTGATCCTTAATCAAAACAATTTCCGCATTGTGTATATCTTCAAAAGCAAGAATAGTTTGATACTTTAAAAGAGCTTCATATTCATTAAATGGCCCATAATGAAACACGCCAGGAAACCCCGCTATTTCATATAAAACATAATACATTTATGCTTGAGTCTCGAACTCAATTATATATTTTATCGCATGTTGTTGATTTGTACCGGTAGGGTGATAAGTAATCATTTCATCGTTAATAACACCGCCTTGACCTGCTTTTGCCCATACACTGTGATATGGTTTGATGTTGTTAGCATTATAATAATGTGATCCACTTGCCATTTTTTGGTTACCAAAAGCTACATCACATAAAAAAAGATATCCAGTTTTGTTATTTCCTTGAGCCCAATATGATCCTTTAACATCACAATAGTTAATTGATTTTGACGAGGCTGAAGCAAAATAACAACCATCCCCAAACATACTACCAGTATGAATAACGCCAGAGGGACGAATAAGAAGTCCCTTGGTAGTGATACCAATCATATTAGCACGACGAGTTCCGTGCCATCCGGGCAAAATGTTTGCCTGTTTATACAAATCGCGCAAAGCTTTCGGCACATCTGGTCGCTCTTTGACGAGGTTAGCATAAACTTCTGACGGAACAAACTTACCACAATCTTTGGCAATGAGTTCCGCATTTTTGATGAACTGTTTATCTTCATCATTACGGGTGACACGAAAAATCTTATGAACTTTGAGCTTACCTAAACCAGAGTGATTGCTGGCTCGCGTTTTAACAACCATAGTCTCCAGCCACTTCCAAGTTGGATCAGAAGGATCTACGAAAGCCAAATCAGCATTTAAGGTAGCATACTGCGAATCAACAGCGCTCTTCTTAGAAATAACCGCCTGTACATTCTTCGCATCACTAAACACATCAAGTATATCAAAAGCCTTATCTAATTTTAGATCAGAATCGAAACGCAAAGCATCGGCATCTAATCTGGTATAGCCAAAGTTGTGAGGAATGTTAGAATAATAAGAGTTAGTTAACTTGTTAAGCTCTTGCTTATCTACTTTAGTCATGTGAACAATCTTGCGAGCCTCTTCCAAAATGTCGCGGCCCTTACTTAATTGGTCCATAGACAATTGGCCTAATGGACACTTCTTAGTATCCAAGTTCAACTCAATAAACTCTTGAGTAACACCGAACCAAGTCTTCACTAAATCTTGAACTTCATTATGAAGTTTGCTTTGAGCGGCAGGCTCCTCGATAACTTGAACGCCAGCCTTTCTAAGCGACTCAACAGAGACGGCAGTATTATCAACTTTAGACTTACCCACATCAGAGCCAACATCAGCCTTGACTAATTTGACTTCAACATAGCCTTTTTTACTTTTCGCCTTAATAATCTTATCAGATTCACTTTCGGCTTGAGAAGAACTCTCACATACACGATACTCTTTAGCAGCGGTCCCGCCAACTCGACCATATTGTGTAAAGATTCTGGCTTCACCAGTCTTAGCTACTTGCACTTCTAAATTATAATACTTATTATTGTTATTAATAACATCAGTAAAATTGAGTGTGGTACGTTTGGTTACATCATAATTAGCGGGAAACTTCGGTTCCTCGCCCGCAGAATAGGCTTTTAATGCTGCCATTTGGTCCTCTTATTGATCTTTCAGACGGTTAGATAAATCTTGTGCATACTTAGCGAGCCACCCATTAGTATAAGTAACGTTTGGTTCTTGTGATGCTTGTACTAGTTTTTCGATTTCACCTGGTGTTAAGTAATCTCTCATTAACTCATAGAGAAAACTTACCAATTTACTACTGATCTGGACGGTGCCACTACGTTCCCGTAGAGCCTTTGTCTCATCTATTGGTAATAACATTAATTGAACTTTTTCTCGACAAACTTATTTGTCAAAGTAATATTTGATAATTACACTGCCTTCTGTAAAAGAAGTAGTTTCGGTACAAACCATTAATTTTTCTTTATACGGCCAACAGCAGTTATTTGTATAACAACTAAGCTGTCCATGATATGCTTTATAAAGTAAACGATGCCCATTAGGCGTAAACTCAAGGGTTCCACCACAAGAAGACAACAAAAGGCATATGATAATCAACCAATATCTCATTACAAGATATGGGATTATTCACGATGGAGGCGCGTTAGGACTCCATCTAATATAAGGCTGATCGAGCCGCCTGCAAGCACGTACAATATAAAAAATTGCCAGCTATAAGTTTTGGCAGATAAAAGATATACAATCCAACCACAATGACAGCCTACACAAAAATAACAAGACAACAATTTATAAAAGAAAACTCCTACATATTTATTTGACATTAGAGCATTACGAAACCAAGCCAGAATGCCCCAAGGACCATCTGACTCTTTAATAAGGAAAGCTAGACCGTAGATCGAACATATCAATATAACCGTATTTAACATGAAGTCTCTTTCATCACAAAGGCTCACAATAATGTTTTATGTGTATAAAATTACGAATCTCATCAACAACAAGTTATACATTGGTAAAACTAATGATATCCACAATAGGTGGCTTACTCACTGTTCTGAAGGCAGGCGTCACAGAAAACAATACCCATTATATCATGCAATGAATAAATATGGCGAAGAAAATTTCAATATAGAAATATTGGAAGAATTAGAAACTGAAGAGGAGTGTTTTAAAAAAGAAATATATTGGATAGAGTTTTATAAAACTAATATCATAAAATATGGTCATGATTTTGGATACAATTTATCTGAGGGTGGCGAAGGGCCCTCGGGACATAAAGATACTGCTGAACAAAAACTAAGAAAATCTCTCAGCAAACAGAGCACTAAAAATAGTTTTTATGGCAAAAAGCATTCGGCAAAATCAAAAACACTAATTTCTAATGCACACAAAAATAAACCTATATCTGACGAGGTTAAAAACAAAATAAGCGCAAAATTAAAAGGAAAACCAAAAAGCCCAGAGACCAGGGCAAAAATGTCCGCGGCTTTTACCGGCAGAATATACACAGATATTCAGCGCGAAAATATGGGTAAATCTAAAAGAGGAAAACCAAACTACAAAAAACGGGGCATAAAACACCACAATGCAACAACTACAGAAAATGATGTTATTAACATTAGAAAATATTGGGATAGCTGCAACAATACATCTAAAGATAAATTAGAATATCTAATGGATAAATATAAACTCACAAAGCCAACAATAAAACAAATTGTATATAAATACACTTGGAAACATTTGCTTTAATATTTACAACTCATGGCAATTAATAAGTTCATTATCTATGACCACCATGAAACCCGCCACCACCATGGAACCCACCTCTATATCCACCATGATATCCACGATAATAACCACCATGATAGAAGTTATGATAACCAGGATAAAGACCACGATAGAAAACTCCACCTAAGACATATCCACTTGGGCCAATCCAGCATCCAAAATGAGTATCCCAATAATATACTTGGCCGCCCATATAATAATATCGGCTACACACTTCACGACAGCCCATATCATCACAAAATTCCACACAACCCCGTGAAACTACTGCGGGATCTGCATATGCAGGTTCAATTACACAGCCACTTAAACCTAAACAAGCAATCAAGGCTAATAATATACTTTTCATTTACTTCTCCTTACAACTCTTAGAACTATAGGTATACTTATTTATGGCCACAGCTCTGTAGCTAGCTTTTGTAACTTCTGAATATAATCATTCATAAATTGGGGCGTAGCTTTAGTTACACGATACGCATCCAATCGATGGCCCTTTTTACGATGTTTCTTAGCGGGATCTAAAAGAATATGGATGCTAGTTACCGATTGAATCCTAATGATAGGCGCTATTTCATCACCTACCGACATACCATAATAAGGATGATGTGTGAAAATGACATATTGTAATTGATCAGCAGTAACAAAGTTACGTGTTATCTCTAACACTTTGAAAAGATGATTGACTTCACTTGGACGCCAATCACAAAAAACATAATCTCCAACTTTTAAAGTCGGATCAAAATTTAGTCTGTTCATTAATTCATCTGACTTTCTTCTAATAAACAAATGGTTGGAACCCAAAACTCTTTCATTATCGTATGATAATCAAGAGCTACATCAGCTCTCACTTTTGTAACTGACAAGAGACCATATTTAGGATGATCAATTTCCACGGGATCTGAAATTACTTCTACATAGGATTCATTTTGGAATTCAACATCAAATTCTATACCAATATTTTTTAAAAGAGAAGAAAATTTATACAAATCTCCTCTTTCTCCCAAAGAATTAAAAAATATAACATAGTTATTCATTACTTCACCAAATCCAAGAACTCGTCCTCAGAGATAAGAGTAGTTCCTAATTTTCGGGCAGCTTGTGCTTTAGAAGAAGTACTACTTGTATCTGCGATTACTAAGTAAGTTAAACCTTTACCTACTGAATTTTTCACATCTGCACCTGCATCTGCGGCCATCTTCTCTGCAACTGGTCGCTTCATATTCATAGCGCCAGTGAAACAAACTGACTTACCAGTCATGGTGCCAATCACTTTACCTTTAATCTCAACTCCATTGGTTAATAGATTCAAGATTATTTTTTGATTATGCTTCAAACCATCGGCAAGGAACTTAGCTTTGGTGGGGCCAACGCCAGGAACCTGCTCAAAAGCTGCCGCATCAAGCTGGCCAAACCGCTTAAGTGTGTCGCAACCCACATGCATAATAGCTTTGATAGTACTTTGTCCAATAGTTGGAATGGATAAAGCGCCTAAAAAGACTTCCAAAGGAACCTTCTTGTTAGCCCATAAGATATCTAAACACTTCTTAGCAGTCTTATCACCAAGACGATCCAACTTAGCAATGTCATCTACCTGAAGCAGATAGAGATCGGCCACTGTCTTAACCTTCTTGGCCTCTACCAGCTTCTCAACCAAGGTATCTCCCCACTCTAATAGATTGAGTTCCTTGATCCAATTCTTGATTCGACCAATGATCTGAGCCCGACAGCCTTCTGTATTGATACACATCAGGTTCTCACCTTGCATATCTACCACGCCACCACACTCAGGACAGTGTTTAGGGGCCTTAGCAACCTTGCCAGTACTAACAATCAGCTCTTCAATACGAGGAATAACATCATTAGCCCTAGCAACTAGGACCTTAGCGCCAATGTCTAGCCCTAACTCTTGAATATAAGCAATGTTATAAAGGCTGGCACGGGTTACAGTAGCACCAACTAACGTAACAGGATCAACTGTAGCTACTGGAGTAAGACGGCCACTGTTGCCAACTTGCCAAGTGATGTCTCGAATAATACTCTCACGAGTCTCATTGTCGAACTTGAAAGCCATAGCACCCAATGGGCGTAGGTCTTTATCACCTAAAGACATCTGAGCGGTCATATCATTGATACGAATGACCAAACCATCAATATCATAATCAAGCTTCTCACGTTTAGTGTCTTGATAGTCGCGCCAATGATCATTAACTTCATCAATAGTCTTGAAAGTCCAATAATGAGGAACGCTCACTTTATGGGTTTCTAGCCATTTGAATTGTTGCACTTCAGTTGCAAAGTCTAAATCACCTAATACTTGATAAAAGAGAATGTCAAGTTTATCGACATCTACTCCGTCCAAACGCTTAGAAACGCCAGATGCGGCATTACGCGGATTAGCCTTATCAGAGAAATGCTGTTGATGAATACTCTTCAACATAATGATTTCTCCACGAAGAGAACCATTAAAATCAATCTTTAAGTCAGAATTGACTCCACCCATACGAGCCACATTAACAGTAATGTCTTCTCCAGTCTCACCATCACCACGAGTAATAGCTTGAACTAGCTTACCATGTTCATAGACACATTCAATAGAAAGGCCATCTAGCTTTTCAGTCACGAACCAAACTTTGTTATTCTTATCTATGGCCCAATCTGTTAATTCAGCCGGCTTATTAACCTTGTTCAAAGAGCCCATAGGTATCTGATGCTTGGCTTTCTTCCATTCAGATTGAGTTTGAGGCGCTCCGACAATCTTAAGAACCCAATGATTAGGGTCAAGAGCTTTTAACTCTGCTTCTCTGGCATCATAAACCTTATCAGATAAGGTAAGGGGGTGCATACCATCGGGCAGTTTGATATTATAATACGTATACTTGGCACGAAGCATCTCATCGGCCAACTCTTTAATACGAATTTGAGACATTTCAATCACCTTTTAAGGCTGGGTAAGTGCAGTCCATGTAAAAATTAACGTGCAAGACACACCGCTCCTGGCGGCCACTACATAATATAAGGCTATGGCGTCGGAAGTCAAGGGCGGCCTAATTTTTTATTTTGCCTTTTTGCCAGACGGCTTTTTTGGAGCAACCTTTTTTTCATCCTTTGACAGCTTAAAAACAAGAAAAGGTGGTGAAACACCTGCGCTAAATCGGCTGGCTGCTTCCAAAGCCAGATTAATCCTATCCATTGGCTTCAATCCTTCAGTGGCATGCATAGCACCCAAGGCCAAATCAGACCCACATCCAACAGCATCAAAGTCTGCTGTAGGAATACCTACCTGATAGTCCCGCTCTATAGAATAAAGCTTACCCTTATAACCTACCAAGAAGCTACCACCTACAGTAGCATCTTTATCACCGAATCCATTGCTGGAGAAACAATGACGTGCAGAATCAATAAAACTGGTTACCATATATTCCATGTCAGATTGGCTAACCGTTTGAGCAGGAGGATCAAATTTATATCTTAATAATTGGCCCATTCTAAAACTAGAAGTAAATCCCATAATAAAAGGTCCATTAGAAAATACTTTTTCATCAGCTCTAATAGAAAGAGATAATCCGGCTACACCGGCACTATCACCACCAATATACACATCACCATTGTCTATAAGTCCAACTATACACGTCATCAGATCTCCTGTTGTTGTAACTCGATAATAGTACTATAACGCTCAACTAATCTTTTTATCTCATCTCTAACCGCTCGAACATTATCACAATACTCGGGAGGGCATAAAGTATGGGCTGTTTTATCAAAAATAGGAAAGTATTTCTCTTTAGTTTCTTTAACCTGTTTAATTTGGAACTCTAAACTATTACCCGGAATCATTAAAGAACGTAAATTATCTAATCTATCACAAATCTTAATAGTACCAACTTTCCAATTGGGACAATTTTGAAGACGTTCAATATATCCTTCTTTGGGATCTTTGCTTAGATATTTAATTATAGAAATTACGTCATTACCAAAACAATGTTCTAACAATTCAGGTGTCAAATCCTGAGTATCTTCCACAGAATCATGAAGAAGGGTACTAATGATCATATCACGATCCATGATCTTCATCTCATCCATCAAAATAATAGTAGCTCTTCGTACATGTTCGAAGTAACGAGTGGGTTTTCCATCCGTTAATTCTTTTCTAGTCTGGGCACGATGCCCAAATTTGGCTAGACAATAAGCGAGTTTAATATCCAATTGATCAGAAGGGCTAAAATACGGCTGTATTCGAGCTTGAAACGTTTCTTTATTCTCAATCATCTAATTTCCACTTTCAATTCACTAGCCAACCTATCACGAATAGCCTTCTGAAGACTATTCACTTCAGAATTGCGCAGCGTACTATCCATGGAACGGTATGTAATCCTATAACAATGTGATTGGCGACCCTTATGATTAAATTCATCTGATAAAACAATTGATTCAATCAGATTATTGGCGTCTTCATCCCTAGCAATAGAACACATATCGTTGTAAGAGAACTCCGGACTTACATAAAAAGAGATATCCTTATAGCAAATTTCGTATTTAGAGAAAGGCTTGAAAATAGTAATGGTGTCTTTTTTGAATTGGCTGGTGAATCTTTTATCTGTACTCCAGAATAATCGAATATCTGGGATACCAAACATAACCATAGCTAGCCTTTCTACACCCACACCAAAAGCCCAAGCCTGTTTATTGGGTAAACCCAGGTCTTTCATAATATCAGGATGAACAGTGCCCGCCCCTAAAATCTCTAATTGCTTAATATTTCCTTTTTCATCTTTGAGGGCGACACTAATTTCTAAAGAATCTATAGTGAAAGGGAAATAAACATCTTTATGATCTGAGTCTTCTAGAATTTCATACTCAACAGCATCACCAAATAAGTGTTTCACCAGACCTACTAGTCTGGTACGTAAATGCTTTTTGACATCTACACCATCATCTACGATATAAAAAGCGTCCATTTGATGGAAAACTGGATAATGAGTAGCATCAATGGCATCTTTTCGATAAACATCACCACAAGTAATGTATCTAAGATGACTATCTCCGCTAGTAGATTGTCCCAATGGATACAAATAGCACGTCATATGAGTACGCAAACAAGTCTCTTCATCCTTATAATACGTATCTGTTGGGCTACGAGAGGGATGATTAGCAGGAACTCGAAGTTTATCGAAATTATATTCAATAGGAACATAAGGAGACTCTATTTCAATACGTGCCATGTCCTCAAAATAATCGAATATCTTATCTTTCAAGATGCAAATAGGGTGATCATGATCACGATATAGTGCTTTGCCCATCTTGGCTTCGATGCTTGGGGTAATATTGTTCATAATATCTCTTATTAAGTTCTTGTTTCTTAAACCAGGCTTCTTTACCCCTACCATGATTACATGGCGAGCAAGCCAATGCAATGTTGGTAGGATCGTTAGTTCCACCTAAACATAATGGAGTAACATGTTCAACTGTTAAGTCTTCAACAAAGAAAACACTTTTACAATAACAACAAGGCGCAACAAACAAATGTCCAAACAATTTCTTTTTAAGTTTGAAATTGGTTTTCTTTTGTTTGGTGCGCTTTTGTTTTCTTAATTTACGAAGCTGATTCTTAGTCATTGTGCTTCTGGATAAACAAACCTATCTTGGCATTCTTATAGGTAGTTTTATTCTATAAGAATCTTCATAAGTCTTTATTCTATCGCCTAAACTATCGTTACTCATAACATCACCATTTCATTTAATCTTTTTATAGAATTTGTTAAACAACTTTTCAAAGGGTTTGCGCTCCTCTACCCACATATCTTTTGGATAAACAAAAGAATCGGCTAATCCAGTTGCCATATAAGCTTGCGTTTCATCTACATAAACTTTATATGTATAACCCGCTCGTTTAAGAATCATATTAACATGCTTTTTGATTTTAGGATCTAAATCTTTAACTAATTTAGTCATTTCCTTTTTGAATTCAGGATACAAATAAAAGAAGGCATGGGCAATTTCATGTTTCAAAGCATCACTCTTTTTAACTATGCCAATGATATAAAATTTACCACCACTTTTATTTCTACAAGCTTCATAAACTTCAAACATTTTTTCATCATATTCATTATGATCTGGAATAATTTTAGACACAACATCTTTAATTACATAATCTGGAAAATTAAATCCGTCCCAATCCTCGGGATATGTAAATATTCCTTTTCCATATTTAACAGAATACCACTTCATAAAATCAAGAATTTTAAATGGTTTATTTCTAAATTTAGAAGACGAACTTTCATAAAATTCTTGGTATCTCAAAAACATCATACACATATCATAATTATTATTAAATTCTAATAGAAATATATTTTTCTTTACTTCTTTTAGTTTAAAATTAATCTTCATATTTATCTCTATGTTTTAGCACATTAAAAATTGACCATTGACTTATATTAAACAATTTAGATATTTCTCTTTGTGATAGCCCGCTATCACTTAGCTTGATTATTTCTAATCTTTGAATATTTGTTAATTTAGAGTTTCCGGCTTTTTCTCCAAAAAATTTTCCAGTTAGTGTTTTAGATATTTTTTGTTTAGTATCTTCATCACGAAGTTTACCATAATAATAATTTGAATGAGTTTCATAAAATTTAATTCTAGAA